TAAAAACTATAAAATTCGTGGTATTTTTATGCAGGCGGATGTAAAGAATCGTAACGGCCGTGTATATCCAATGGACATATTGAAAAAAGAAGTTACGAAATATAATAAGAATTTTATTCAACAAAATCGGGCATTTGGGGAACTGGGGCATCCAGACGGACCAACAGTCAATCTGGAAAGAGTGTCCCATATGATTACAAGTTTGACACCTGATGGCAAGAATTTTATTGGCGAAGCAAAAATCATGGAAACACCTATGGGAAAGATAGTTAAAAATTTAATGGATGAGGGTGCAAAACTAGGTGTTTCTTCTAGAGGTATGGGAAGTTTGAATCAAAAAGGCGGAGCCAATTATGTAAGAGATGATTTTTATCTCGCAACAGCTGCTGATATCGTAGCGGACCCATCCGCACCTAATGCTTTCGTAGAAGGTATTATGGAGGGGAAAGAGTGGGTTTGGAATAATGGATCACTTGTTGAAGCGCATGTTGCGGAGTTAAAAAAGAAATTTGACGTTAAAAAGCGTCAAAATGAGGCGAACATAAGAGCATTAGAGTTCGCTAAATTCCTCAAAATGTTATAATTTATAAATATTAATTACAAAAAGGTAAGGAGACACCCTATGTCCGAATTAGAAAAAACTATTGAAGAGCTTGAGGCAGAAGTTCTAGCTGAACTTGAAGAAGCTGAAGACCCCACAAAAAAGGGAGCTGTTCCTGCTGCAAAAGCTGAGAAAATAGACGGAGAGATTGACGATTTAGGCGGTGATACCGCTGATGAGTCTGATCCTCAAAAGAAAAATGCTATTGGTAAAAAGGCTTCCGATGAGGGAGATGAGGCTTCTGGAGATCCAGCACAGAAAGGTGAAGGTAGTCCTGATAAAGCAGAAAAAGTTGCAGGCACTTCAGATGAAAAGAAATTAAAGCCTGGTGCTGGAAAGAATGCGGGCCCAGAGAAACTTGCTGCTGGATATAGCATCAATCATGGAGGAGTAGAATTGTCAGAAACTCCAAGGACAAAAGCAGATCATCTTGCAATGTTTGAAAAGATGAAAGCTACAGAACTCAAGAACATGTATGCTGGTTATCAGAATTCTCTTGATGAGGCTGAGAATGCTGAAACAGAGGCAGAATTAGAGAAACTTAACAATGCTAAGGCAGATATTGAAGAGAAGATTAAAAACATCTCCGTTAAGGAAGATGTTGAAGCTCTTGTAGATGGCGAAGACCTTTCAGAAGAGTTTAAAGAAAAGGCTGCCACAATTTTTGAAGCTGCAGTTAAATCTAAAATACGGTCAGAAGTAGAACGTATGGAAAATGAGTATCAAGATACAAAAGAACAAGAAATGGATACCTTTAAGGAAGAGCTTACTGAGAAGGTAGATACTTACCTCAACTATGTTGTCGAGGAATGGACTAAGGAAAATGAGTTGGCAATCGAGCGCGGTTTGAAGGGCGAGATTGCAGAGGACTTTATTTCTGGATTGAAACAGTTGTTTGAAGATCATTATATTGATGTTCCAGACGAAAAGTATGACGTTCTGGAAGCTCAGTCAGATAAGATTTCCGAGCTAGAAGACAAGCTGAACGAAACAATCCAAAAGAATGTTGACCTTAATAACTCTAAAAATACTCTAGTTCGTGAACAGGTTATTTCTGAAGTTTCTGAAGATTTAGCCGACACAGAGATTGAAAAGTTCAAAGACTTGACAAAAGATGTTGAATTTAGTGATGAAGAGTCCTTCCGAGACAAACTTGATGTTCTGAAGGAAAGTTATTTCCCGAAGATTCAAATGTCAACAACAAGTACTAGAACATTTGATGATGAAGATGGTAGCACCGCACAGGACGTTGATACGACAGATACCATGCGTAAGTATATGTCTGCTATCAGTCGTGATCATAAGGCGAGTGCATAAATAAACATTTTATTATAAAAGATGTAAAATAAAAGGAGAAACAAATGTTTCAAACAGAACATCTACAAGAAAAGTGGCAGCCAGTCCTAGAACACCCTGATCTTCCTAAGATTGAGGATTCTTATAAGCGGGCAGTTACCACTCTGATTCTTGAAAACCAAGAACAGGCTTTGAAAGAAGATCGTAGTTTTCTTTCAGAGGCAGCTCCAACTGTTAGCACAGGTGGACAATTTGATACATGGGATCCAATTCTAATCTCATTGGTTCGGCGTGCAATGCCTAACCTTATTGCTTATGATGTCTGTGGAGTGCAGCCAATGACAGGACCAACTGGTCTTATCTTTGCGATGCGTTCTACATATTCCTCAATGGACGGTGCAGAAGCCCTTGTTGATGAAGCAGACAGTGGTGTTGCTAATGATGACGCTGCTGGTGACCTTACTTCATCCGCAATGACAGGCAGTAACCCTGCTATTCTGAACGATAGCTCGCCTGGTACTTACTTGTCACCAACAGGCATGACTACTGCTCAGGGTGAAACTTTGGGTGATACTACTACTAATGCTTTCGCAGAGATGGCGTTCTCAATTGAGAAGTCAACCGTTACTGCTGTTACCCGTGCTCTCAAGGCCGAGTATACGATGGAACTTGCTCAGGACTTGAAGGCAATTCACGGTCTAGATGCAGAAACAGAACTTGCTAATATTCTTAGTTCTGAAATTCTTGCAGAAATCAACCGTGAAGTTATTCGTGCTCTGTACATCACCGCTGTTGCGGGTGCTCAGGTTAATACGACAACTGCTGGTATCTTTGACTTGGATACAGACTCTAACGGACGTTGGAGTGTTGAGAAGTTCAAGGGACTAATGTTCGCTATCGAGCGTGACGCCAATGCGGTTGGTCAACAGACTCGTAGGGGTAAAGGTAACTTGATTATCTGTTCGGCAGACGTTGCTTCTGCTCTTCAGATGGCTGGTGTACTTGATTACACTCCTGCTCTTAACAATAACCTTAATGTTGATGACACCTCTGCTACTTTTGCTGGTGTAATGAATGGTCGTTTCAAGGTTTATGTTGATCCATATGCTGCTAACATAGTTGCGAAACAGTATTACATCTGCGGTTATAAGGGTACTTCACCTTATGATGCAGGGTTCTTCTACTGCCCATACGTTCCACTACAGATGGTTCGTGCGGTTGGTGAGAATACCTTCCAACCCAAGATTGGTTTCAAGACTCGTTACGGAATGGCTGCTAACCCGTTTGCTGCTGCTGGTGCAGTTGCTGCTGGTGATACGGTTAATACCGATGCATCTCTTGATGCAAATACCAATGCTTGGTATCGTAGGGTTCAAGTTACAAACCTTATGTAATCATAATAAGAAACTTGACTATAAACTTAGAGGGTGCTTTTTCAGGCACCCTCTTTTTTTATTATAAATACTAATATGGCAACCACCAAAGTAATAGATAGACAACCAACAAAGTTGGACTATGCAAGCCCCACACAATTTAAATTTGGTATCAATCAATTACCGAAGGTGGAATTTTTTACGGTAACTGTAAACATTCCAGGCATTAGTTTGGGGGATACAACAATTTCCACACCATATAAAGATATTCCCTTGATGGGATCTACTTTAACTTATGAAAACATGTCAATAACATTCATTGTTGATGAATATCTTGAAAATTACATCTCATTACATGAGTGGTTGACAGCAATAGGATTTCCTAAAGACAGAAAACAATTTAAAGATTTTAGAGCAAACACCTCAAATGTAGCAGTAACAACAAAAGGAACAAGTCAAGATATTGGTGATGTACAACCATCAACTCCAGCAAATGCATTGTTTTCTGATGCATATGTTATGATTCTTTCCAATAAAAACAATCCTATTATAGAAGTGGTTTTTCAAGATATATATCCTACATCGTTAGGAGCTTTAGAGTATACTCAATCTGCAACAGATGTAGAATATATGACGGCAACAGCTGATTTTGCTTATAAAATTTATGAAATAAACACATTATAGACAATTTACCCTTGACATTTAATCTATAAAGTAATATAATACACTATGACGTTTGAAGAACTACAACATGAAGCAAGAGAAGATCTTGCAATTCTGGACCAAGAAAGGCTTGATCAAGAGTCTTTTAAAAATCAAAACATAAAACCCAAATGGTTAGAATATAGGTCAAAGTATGATCAGCTTCTCATAATGAGAAGAGCAGATCATCAAAAGATGTATCGTGCTAAATGGGAGTATTATGGCGGCAAGTCAGACGCAAAGGTATATGTAGCGAAACCATTTGATTTGAAGGTATTGAAAACTGATCTTCAAATGTATATCAATTCTGATAATGAAATCTTAGAACTACAAGGTAAGATTAGTTACTATGAAAGCATTATTAGGTATATTGACGGTGTAATCAAATCCATAGATAATCGTGGATGGGATATTCGTAATGCGACAGAATGGAAAAAGTTTGAAGCAGGGATGATATAAAAATGATTATCTCAAAGAAGAATGAGGTATATTTAATACTATCTGATTTATCACCATCTGAAAGTAAAGAATTATCTTCCTTTTTCACCTTTGAAGTGCCTGGTGCAAGATTTATGCCCATGTACAGAAATCGTATGTGGGATGGAAAAATACGATTATTTAATTCAAACTCAGGCGAAATATATGTTGGATTATTATCTTACATAAAGGAGTTTTGTGTAAGGAATAAAATAAAATATATAATAGAAGA